GCCATAATTTATCTCCTATGTTGCGGAATAGTCGTAATAAACATGTTTATTGAATTTTACAATCCAATTAGAGTTTGCATTACCAGTATCACTATTAGAAGGGTCTCCGCTGATTCTTACAACAGCCAAGCCTCCCCCACTTTTAGCAGTAGCAGTAATTTCCTCTTTAGATCTTCCATTGATTGTTGAACCCGCAGTATATGCCATGTCAATTCCTCGACTAGCTATAACTTGAGTCAACGTGCCTGAAGTTTGCACTTCAAACAAATCATCTGGATTATCATACACAAACGCTGTCGCGCCAGCCGAAGGATTTGTCACTGTGACATCTCCTGGCCAGTAGTTTTTAAACGTTGGTTTAGAAGTTGTTGGATCGTCGTAAAAACAACCATTAAAGATACCTACATTTCTAACAGCATCAGTTTCAGATGAGCCAACGTAGCCATAAGCTAGCGTGCCTCCGCCTTCACTAATTGTTGTGCCGTTACCTGCAGTCATCACATCACCCGCATAAATAGCGCCAGTGGTGCCACTTTGGATAACGTATTTTGATGTACCTTCAGAAGTTGGTCTACTACCGAGTCCACCGACTTGTCTAAAACCGAACGGTGCGTCTTGGTTTGCCATATTATTACTCCTTGTAAATAACTTGCGTTATTTACGGTTAATTAAATTCAGTGATAGGGAATTGGTTGTTATCCCGAGAAAGTTACTCTTTCTTTGTACCACCGAAGGTTACGCGAGATTGCCGTTCCTGTTGGATCGGCATACTCTTATGTTGTTCCTTACCAAGATCGTATTCTAAAGCTTCGTTCGCATCTCGTGTTTGTTGTGCAAAATATGCATCACGAGATTTGGCGATCTCTTCCGGTATCCTTGCCAACACAAGGCCACCAACTCCGATCATTCCCTTATACTTCCCTTCATTGATTATAGGATATTCGGATCCAGGGTATTCATCTGCTCGAACTAACGACCAGCCAGATCTGAGTTTACCTTGTAAATTTTTGGTATCATCAAATCCCATTGTTTCTACTCTGACCCATCTATGCCTAAAACCCGTTGGGGCTTTGGGAGCATCTAAAGATGATGGTGGAGTCCAAACCTTTGGTCTTTCAGTTTTAGACCTAGTCTGACTCGCGCGAGAAGTTTTATTATTTTCCATATGCTTATGCCTCCTTCACGATTAATAATTGTTTCGCATATTCTTCGAGTGGCACGCCTAATTTTTTCGCTATTGCGACTTGTGAAGACGTGAGTTTCACATTTGTGCGCCCTGGTTTCACGCTTCGTCTCACCGAAGCAACCCTCTGAGGGGTTTTGGACGTGATTGTATCTTTTGTACCAAATTTATGCGGAAAGTCAACTTTTATTCTTTTATCTATTTCTGCATAGTACTCATCTGACTTAGGATCAAATCCTTCTTTTTCAACTAGATCCTTATGAATCTCGAACGCCGTAAATGTCATGGCTCTATCTTTTCCAAACCATGTATTTTTCGTCGCCCATTCTTCAGCTTGTTCATCCACTTGGGGAAGCGACGGAGTTTTCTCCGGCGGTCCTCCTCCATATGCGGGAGTTCTCGGCTCCTTTATATACTCTTCTCGTCTTAATTTTTCAGATTCAATATTTCTAACATCACTTGTTAAAGTGCTTAGTTCGGCTTGAGCTTCAACTTGTTTAGCCGTATCTCCTGCTTCAATAGCCGCGCCTAATTTAGCTTTAACCGCGTCTAATTGACTTTTGGCTCGTGTTTCTGAATCCTTAAGATAAGTGGAATCAAGTTTTGCGTATCGTGATTCCCATTGTTTTCTTTTGTGTTCAACGCCTTGAGCGTATTGCACTGCAGCATCTTTCTGTCGTTCTGCTTCTCTCCAATTCTTTGTAAGCTTAGCGATTCTTCTGTTAACACCTTCACTATACTCTTCTAGTTTTTCGTCTTGCGGTTTACTTTTCTGAACATCAGACTGCTCATCAGATTTCGCAGGTGCGTCATCGGACTTAGCAACGTCTTGAGTAGCTTTTTCATCCTTAACCTCCACTTCTGGTTCGGCTTCCTTTACTTTTTCTTCTGGTACATCAATCTCGGCACCCGGACCACTCGTGTCGATGTCTACCAATTTACCTTCTTGTTTTTCTGTGTCGTCTGGCATAGTTTCCTCCTATGATTATATGTCATGCAAGATCTGTTCTGGATCTTGTATTATTCCAAGAATCTCATCTTCATTTAAGATTCTTATTTCTCCCCCTTCAATTTTAAAACGTGAGCCTGCATAACGTGCAAACATCACCCATTCACCTTTCTTACACCAGGGTCCTTGAGGATATCGTTCTTTATCTCGATAACAATCAGGTCCCATTTCTAACACTAAGCCACATACAGTAGCCAAATGTTGTCTTTCTGCCGCTGTATCGGCAATATGTACTCCCCCTTTTGTAACTCTTTTCGGTTGAAAAGGCAGAACTAAAATTCTCCATCCTGTAGGTTTTGGAAGATGTATAGCTTGTGGTGGTTTATTTCGTTTAGCTTCTGCGTCAGCAGCAGCTTTTTTTAATTTTGGTTCTAAAGCTAATTTAACCTTGGGTGGGTTTTGGGTCTTTGTCGATTCTGACAACTTTTCCGTCATGTATTTGTTGCTCCTTCTTATTTAGCAGGTTAGAGATTTCCTGTAACACTGATTCCAGTGCACTTATTTGTCCGGTAATATATTTATATTTCTCATGACTGTCAACCCCACCTGAGGTGACATTTATTGAGAGAGCAGCTAGCTGTTGTTTTATAGCTCGCTGTAATTTTAATACAAAACTAAACTCATCCATTATTTTTTCTTTTTCTTTTTCTTCTTTTTCTTTCCAACCGGCTTACTTCCATAAGCTTCTGTCCACTCTCTCGCAATCTTTGGTTCATTTTTCCAAAGATAACGTCTTTGTTTTTCAGATTTAAAAGGCATTATTTCTTCCTTAATCTTTTAATTTTTACCTTTTTTAAATACTCTTTAGTCTTTTTTAAACCTAATTCAGGTTTAATTTGCTTAATTACTTTAACAGGCTGCGTCATTTCTTCTTAGGTCCTCCATTCCTGAACACCTGCGTGCCCTTGATCCCAAAAATACTCGCTACGACGGTAATCCACAAAGTTTGGAACCATATCGGCAATGAGCCAAAATGATGAAAGAAAAGCTCCACCTTCTGCATCATTACCGGATCGTCACTGAAAACTCCCCAGGCGAGCACAATTATCGGCGCCGAAATAACCAGAAGGACGAATTCGTCCTTAAAATCATTTGTCCGTGCTTCTAAAAGTTTGCCTTGGTAAGATTCCTCTCCTCGCGCCATGCGTTCTGCATGCAATAAAGCTGCATCCGACATAGCCATTTTAGTTCTTTGTTTATTTGAATAGACTTTAGCTCCAGCTTGTAGAGCCATTTTTGCTAAACCGAACCACATAAATCTCCTTTATAATATAGGATATACATATGGCGCGTGGAAAATTAATACCACTTAACTTTGGATTTTTTACTTGCAAGCATTCTTCTTTGTCCACCAACTTGATCTTCGACAGGAATCTTTTCGGAAACTTTATATTCGTTTCCACCTTTCATATACCCGTCTTTATTGGTAAACTGTTTGAAGTCTACGCCTTTGTAAAAAGGTCTTTGTCCTTTTGCCATATTAGCTCCTTATTGGAATACCGCCTATAAGGTATCCATCTTCATTTTGAAACAATGATTGATCGGGTCTTTTAGTATTCAAAGCCTTGGCTAATTTATTACCATGAGTTTGAATTCCAACTCCTCCGCCATGAGTCATTTTAACTCTTTTAGTTAGAGGTTGACCTTTTTTATTAATAGTCATCTTATCTAATCTTTTCGTCATGCCGCTTTCCTTTTCTTAGCCATTTTCTTAAACGTCTTAGCTAAAGCTTTAGCTCTTCCTGTACATCCTGGTTTTGTAATCGGGGTACATTTTCCTTTAGTGCCTCGTGCTTTAATAGATTTATTAACTTTTTGAATCCATTTGCCATCACCACCTTTTTTAGCACCGACTCTTCCACCTTTGTTGTAACCTTTATTTAATTCGCTATGGATTCTAGAAACTTCATCTCTTCTATTTCTATTAGAAGATTCACCTTCAACACGTCCTAATTCTTCTAATAGGTTTGTACGTCCACCACCAAATTTTCTAGTTCGGCCACCTTTATTGTAGGCAACACGTCCACCATGACGATAGTTAGCTCTTTTACTTGTACCTTTAATTTCTATTCCAGGCATATTAACCCTTCTTCCAGTCTCTGCTACGTTTGCCCCATTTACCATAAGATAAATCTCGTTCTGCAGCTGCTTTTTTAGGGTGTGCTGCCGTGGCTTTTCCTTTTCCTAAACGCATGCCAATAGATTCATCTTCTCTAGCATAGTAGCCTTGTGTAGCTTTAACTCTTTTACCTTTAGTATCTTTACTATAAGGGAACCTACTTTTATAAGGTCTTGTGCCAAAATCATTTCTCATAATTTTACTCCGTTCTTAATTTATTACACTAACTTCGAGGGCCTTTCAAGGTCTTTACGTCTTTTCTTTTCATAACATCCGATCGCATTTTAGCCTTGTTAGACATCTCTTGTTTAACCAAAGAGGTCTCAGCTCTAAGTTCAGCTAAATCCTCATTTTGTTCAAGTTTTTGCTCTGTCAGGTCTCGAGCCTGCATTAGCTTAGATTTATCTAAGTTAATTCGGGCTTCTGTTTCTTCTTTTTTCCTATAATCATCCTGAGCTTTCAAGTCAAGTTCTTGAGCTTTTAGTTTAATTAATGGGTCACTATCCAGCATAGATGTAATCTCTTTTTCTTGTCTCATAAACTCTTCCGTGTATTCAGCAATTAAAACTGCTTTTCTAGCTTCCATTGTAAGATTAAGTTGCTGCATTTGTTGTTGAGCTTCAGGACCTTGTAAACCTTGAGCCTGGGCTTGTTTCATTTGCATAATTTGTTGAGCAAATTCTAATTCAATATGTTCTTGAGCCATTAAACTAATGTGCTCGAAGATATTTTTTTCTAAAGCCACCATAATCGGAGGATTATTTCTAGCTAAATTAGTAGCCATAAAATTCATATGAGCTGTGATGTGCGCTCGATGATCCTGATTACGATAAGCTTGAAAAGGTTTCTGAGCCATTGCATCAATATGTTCTAACGCCGGATCTTTTGGCATGGGAGGAGGTGGCGGAGGTAAAAGTTGATCTATATTTTTAATTCCTAAAGCTGCATACATATTCCTGTAAGATGCGTAAAGATTATGCATCTGAGGATTAGACATAGCCATTTGTAATTCAGTTTGAGCTAATGTCACTCGTTGAGTCATAGAAAAAATATTAGGATCCGCAACCGGAATAATATCGATTCGATCATCAAAATCCGCTTGCTTAATCATTCTTTGTCCACCAACAACATCATAAGGGTATTCAGGAGGAAGATACTGAGAAAAAATAGTAGCTAATAATCTAAATTCATGTTTAAGACCATTGTATAATCTTTTATGGATAGCACTCATAACTCTTGAGCCACGTTCTAATAAAGCAACCGTTGTTCCTACTGCAGCATTTTGATTTCCGTCTCCTACTTGCATATCGGCAATCGATGCGAATCGTTGTCCGGCTTGAACCACTATACCCATTAATTGTAATAAAGTTTGAGAAGGCTCTTTATAAGGAAGAGGAAAGAAAGCTTCTTTTAAACTTCCACCGGGAGCATCCACATCTCTAAATTCTCCTGGTTGTAAAGGTTGAGCATCATCTCGAACTCGGATTCCTCTCATCTTAAATCCTGCAGGAAGATTAGATAATGTTCCTGCATCCAGTAATTGGCGGAGAGCGACTGTTGCAGTACGACTCAATCCGCCAATCATGTGTATAAGTCCAAACCCGTAGAATCCTAATCCTGGCAGGAATTTAAAATGGACAAAGTATTGGACCTTTTTCTTGAGTGGGTCGTTGGGTTGATAATTTCTTCTAATTGATAAAATTTGTCTAGAACCAGCTTCTAAAGTTATAATGTAAGGAAGTTTAATTCCTGTTGGTTCGCCCGTCTCCTTATTAATATCTTCAAACCCTTCTAAATCTAAATTAATATGTGCTTCTAAAACAGTAAAAGTAGAATCCGTACCTACTGAACTAAAAGTTTTTCTTGTTCCTTCTAATTTACGTTCTTCTTCATGAACTCGATCTTGAGTAAAATTGGGTCGACCTAAATCAATATCAGAATAAAATCCGGAAACTTGAGCTTTACGGATATCATTCTCGGACATATACATTCTTTGGAATATTGCTTCCGCATCTTCTAATGAGGTAGCAGAATACGGAACAATTAAATCATCGGCTTGAACGAATTTTGAAACGGCTCGACCGATCATTTCATCATAATAAACTTTTTTAAAAGAAGACCCTGCAAGTGGTAAATAAAATAACATCTGATCAAACTCAGCTTCATACTCAGGCATTTCATTCATGATCTGATAATTCATGTAGTCTTTAACACGCATACCTTGATCTTCTTTTTCACGTGTAGCTACTCCAAGAATTTGAGTTCGTACAGGTCCATCGGAGGGTAAAAGTTCTTTATAAGCTGTAGCTTGAAACTGAGTTACCGCTTCTGCTAAAACAGGATGCGTTGCACCTGAAGCTCCTTGGAAGGGTTGTGAACGATTAACATATTTAAATCCTAACAGATCTAAACCCGTCACATAAGTTTGTTCCCAATCTTTTCTTGAATTTTTATAATCTTCATAATCCTGATAAAGTTGAGAAGCTAATCGAGCCGATATTTCATCAGGAAGAATATCTGCTAAATTAGAAAAATGATCATCACTTCCAGGTCCCGCTACTTTGTTAGGTTCAAATTCTATTTCAGCACTACCATCTTCATTTTGAGTGACTTCTACCCCTTCATCAGAAACTTCTTGAAGTTTTTTAGTTTCTTCAATTTCAATTTCTTCAGGGGATTCAACGTGAACTGTTTCCTTCACATTCGGAAGGGATTTGTCTATTTTATCTGCCATATGATTCCTACGCTCATGCTACATTAACTTGTTTGGGACTCGAAAACAAGCCTACGATGCCTGTCCCTTGAGGATTCGGCCCTGATAACGGAGGAACTGCTCCGGGTCGTCTGGCAATGTTGCCAGTTTCAATAATTCCACCTTCGGCTTTTTTATCCGGAGTCCACATTTTATCTTTAGGCACCCATTCAGGAACATCTCCTTCAATCTGTGGATTAGGAGAATCTCCTAACCAATCTCCTTCAGGGCCTACTGTTCCTTCTGCATCAGGCACTAAAGCATCTTCACCTTGAGCATCTTTAAAAAGTTTCTTTTGAAATTCTTTTTCAGCAGCTTCTGTTTCCTTAGTGACAACCTTTTTACCAGCGAACTCTGACAAACCTTCAACGACTTCATCTCCCTCTTTAAAAATATCCAAGTATTCAATATCATCTCGATAAGGATTAGATTGATCAGGTTGCGTATAACTAAATTCTGGGTCATTCACTTTAACTCGGTGATATTCCCACGCTTGAGGATGTTCAGGATCCACACCAAATTTTTGATAACCTGCTTCTCCAGGTTTAAAGTTAATCTCTCGTATCGCATCATCACCAAAATTATCGGTGCCGGTCCACTGCATACTAATTTCTCCACTTAATGGATTTTCTTCCATGGTCACTTTTTTCATTTCTGTTGTAGAGCCTGCTGGAACTTCTTTACCAGCTACCCTGTCAAATTTTGGAACTTTAACAGGAAGCATCATTTCATAAATATCTCCGCCAACATAATCTTTATCCGCCATTTCGAGAAGTTTTCCACTCGCTTTAATTTTCTGCACAGCTCTGAAGAACCATTCCGGCATTCCGGGGACTCCGGCAAATTCCTTAGGAATCTGTTTAACTATTTCTTCAGCCACTTTTTTACCTCCAGGTTTCCAGACGCCTTTAAGCGCAGCTCCTCCTGCTGCAGCAATTCCTAAAAGCCATTTCATAAATTCTCTTCGATCCATGGGTCCACCGAACTTCATTCCGACTCGACCCCCTTCGCTAAAAAGTCCACCCGGGTCACCGAAATCAAAATCGTCTTCTCTTAATTTTTCTCTTGTTTTTTGTCGTCCTTGTTGAAAAACGTCTATTTCATCTTCCATACTTGCCACCAGATTTCTTTGCTGCTCTGGATTCATATCAACGCCTGCAATATTCATGTTATCCGAACCAAACATTCGATTACCTAAACCAAACGGAAGGGATCCTTGTTTGATGAGCGACATGTAGTTGTCCGCGTCTTCCTGCGTAATGTTTCCTCGTTTCAACATCTGATCAGTAATCGCTTTACCGTCTCGCCAATCTTTGTATTGACCATAAGCTAAATCAGCTGCTAGAAATCCTACCGTTGCAATTCCAGCCGGTACCGCTCCTAAAACTCCTAAAGGAAGAAGCGCCGCTCTTAATCCAATTCTTTTTGCTAGAGCTCCTACTCCTGCTTTACCTGCTTGACCTTTTAAACCTTCCATCGCAGCGACAAACGGTCTTCTCAACTGTTTGCCCATCGCCCAATTCGTTCCTGTTGCTGCAGGAGACATTAAGGCCGTTCTCATTGCTGCCGGTAATTCTTTCCATCCTTTAACACTCTTTAAATTTTTAAGAGTGTTCATATTTAATCCTGCATTTTGTGCGTTTCTATAATAAGTTTCTACTTCTTTTAATTGTTTTGGTGATCTAATTCCTACCGCCCATAACGCATTCCATGGATCGGTTACCAATTCTGCTGGTTCATCTCCACGTTTCCATTCGTGAAGTTTATGAGGAATCATCATGGCTGGAATTCCAACTTTCCAACTCATCATGTATCTACCGGCAGCCCCTAACGCCTTTGGAATTTTCTTTGCTGCTGCCGCTTGATTGGCTATGTAGCCCAGTCCAATCGCTCCTGGAAGTGCGAGAAATCCTGAAGTAGTCGGGTGGTCTGCGATCCAGTTTAGTATGCCTTCTTGAGACTCTGGGTCTCCGTCGGGCTTTACGAATTTTCCTTCGGTTGCGTTATACGACATCGTGTCCGTGATCCGTGGTTCTTCGGCCTTCGCGCCACCCATCATGGCTCCTGTACCAAGGCCCACGGCTCCCGCACCAGCGAGAATCGCGCCGAGTCTTCCACCTTTGCCTGCTAATTTTTGTAAAGTTCTTTGTAATAAATTTGGATTCTGTTTTCCAACTTTAATGAAACAGCCATCTCTGCAAATCTTACGACCTGCAGTTTCATTCATCGTCTCCTCCATTACAGATTTAAATTCTGGTTGTTGATAAAGTTTATTTAATAAACCTCCTAAATCACCTGATTCTTTAAATAAAGATTTACCTTTTGTTTGAATTACAATACCTTTTTCTTTTGCTATTTGCTTAATATTCTCTTGAGCTCCAGGACTAAAATCTTTAAAATTCGAAACGAACTCTTCCGGGTTTAAATTTTTACCCATTCTAATAAGTGGAGTATCTATTTTTTCTTTTCTACTAAATTGTCTTGCAAACTTGTTGTACTCATCTACATTTTTAAACTCACCCCTTAAAGACTCATTAAAAACTCTACTAAAGTAATTATCTATTTTATTTCGCTTTTCTATGTTTTTAACCTTTGATATTTGTTGAATTGCTTCCATATATCCAGGAGCGTTTTCAAATGTAGCCGCCCTCCCAACAATTTCATCAATATGCAGCCCAGCTTTTCTTAATTTTCGCATTGCATTTTCTGTAGCTCCTAGTGGTAATCTTTTTGAAGCATCCGCAACGTTCACCATTAATTCTCTAATGGTCTCTCTTTCAAAACCCATCTCATTAACCCTATCG